TTCAGAAAACCGCACCCGGTCCAGATCCGACAGCGGGCCGATCTTCGCGGGCGAATGCGGCAGGTGGTCGCGCATGGCCTGGACAGTTTCGCGCGTGGCCTCTATCGCCTGCGCCGCCCCGGCGCGAATGCCTTCGGCCAGCGTGCGCATGAAGGCGATGCCATGCGAGCGGAAGGACACACCCTGCAGCACAGAGGTGGCGGTGCGGATCGCAGCCTCGGCCGCCGCCGGGATGCCGCCTGCCTGGGCGATCGACTGACCGGCCGCCACGCCCACCGCCTCGACGCCCGCCTGCGCGGGCGCAAAGCTCACAACCTCAAGCCGCTCAAGGGCGGCGGCCAGCGCCTCGACGGCGGCCTGTGCGCGCTCGATCGAGGCCGGATCGCGGATCGCCATCTCGGCCGCATCGCCGCTGGAGAAGATCGCGGACAGCCGGTTCCATGCGGCCCCCGCCATATCGGCCGCGCCCGAGATGATGCCGACCACCGTCTCGCCAATGCCGCCGAAGGCTTCGCGGATCGTCTCAAGGGGCGACCAGGCAAAGAGGCTGCGCAGCCCGTCCCAGATCGCAGTGATGCCCGCAAAGGCGGTGTCGAACGGGGCCTGCATCCCGGCCGCCACCGCCGACCAGTCGAGCGCGGGCATGTCGGGCAGGACATCGGACCAGCTGAAGGTCGGGATGTAGTCCAGCCAGTTGAGCGGCGAGACCCATGCCAGCCAGTCGATCGCGCCCGTGATGACCCCGGACAGATTGAGGCTCGGGACATAGACTGCCCAGTCCAGCGCCACCACCCACGCACCCCAGTCGAGCGCGCTGTCGATGATCGCGGCCCAGCTGAAGCCGGGGATGAAATCCAGCCAGCGCAGGGGCGAGACCCACGACACCCAGTCCAGAACCTGCAGCGCATTGCCCCAGGTGAAGAGGCCGACGAACTCGGACCACGACAGGCCGGTGATCCACTGACCCCAGTCAAGGGCGCTGCCGATGACGGCCGACCAGCTGAAGCCGGGGATCAGGTCGAGCCAGCGGGGCGGCAGGATCCACGACGCCCAGTCGAGCACGCTCACCACGCCCGACCACGACAGCGCGGGCGCATAGGCCGCCCAGTCCAGCGCCGCCACCCAGGCACCCCAGTCGAGCGCGCTGTCGATGATCGCGGCCCAGCTGAAGCCGGGGATGAAATCCAGCCAGCGCAGGGGCGAGACCCACGACACCCAGTCCAGCACCTGCAGCGCATTGTCCCAGGTGAAGAGGTCGACGAACTCGGACCACGACAGGCCGGTGATCCACTGGCCCCAGTCCAGCGCCCCGCCGATGACGGCCGACCAGCTGAAGCCGGGGATCAGGTCGAGCCAGCGCAGGGGTGAAACCCATGACAGCCAGTCGAGCACCTGCAGTGCATTGTCCCAGGTGAACAGCGCCACGAACTCGGACCAGCTGAGCGAGGTGATCCAGTCGGCCCAGTCCAGCACCGCGCCGATGATCCCGGCCCAGCTGAACCCCGGAATGAAGTCAAGCCAGCGCAGCGGCATCAGCCAGCTCAGCCAGTCGAGCGCGGTCAGGAAGTTCGACCAGGTCAGCAGCCCCACGAAATCGGCCCAGCTCAGGCTCGGGATCATGCGCGCCCAATCCAGCCCCTGCGTCAGCCAGCTGGTGACCCGCGACCACCAGCTTGTCACCCAGCTTGAAAACCCTTCAAACGCCGTTTGAACATCGGCCCAGAGGTCGATGAAGAAGGCCGAGATCGGCTCCCAGTAATACCAGACCAGCAGTGCCGCCGCCGCGATCGCCGCCACCACCAGCCCGATCGGATTGGCCAGCAGCGCCAGACCGAACGCCCGCGCCGCCACCGCCGCCGCGCGCAACCCCGCCACCACCCGGCCCGCCGCCGCAGCCCCCAGCGCCAGAAGCCCGGAGATGAAGGACGGGATGGCGGCAGCCGCAACAGTGATAAGGCGCGCGCCAAACATGAAGATGCCGCCCGTCGCAGCCCAAATCTTCGGAAGCAGCCAGACGAACCCCGTGCCAAGCGCCGCCAGGGCCTGCAGCCCGATCCCGGCCATCATGGCAAACCCGCCCACCACCGACAGGATCGGCGCGACCACTGCCAGCACCAGCCCACCGAGAAGGGCCGCGCGCATCGCCAGCCCCGCCAGCGTTGGATTGGCCTCGGCCCAGCCCATCAGTGCCTGCACCACCGAGGTCGCGATGCGCACCACATCACTCAGGATCGGCAGCAGCAGCGTGCCCAGCGAGATGTTCAGCCCCTCCAGCGCCGAGCTGAACTCGGTCTGCAGGCCCCGGAAGTTGTCGCCCATCTCGGCTGCCACTTGCGCCGCGCGACCCTGTGCATTCATCAGCTGGTCGACGTAATCCCCGATCGCCACGCCCTGCGCCAGCATCTCGGCCGCACCCGCCGCCGCCTCGCGCCCGAAGATCGTGCCGATGATCTCAAGCTGCTGCTGGCTGCCAAGCCCGCCGATCGCATCGCCTACCTCGCCCAGGATGGTGACCATCGAACGCATGTTGCCGTTCTCGTCCGCGACCGACACGCCCATCGCATCCAGTGCGGCAGCCGCCTCGCGCGACGGCGCAGCCAGGCGCTGCAGCATCGAGCGCAGCGTGGTGCCCGCCTGGCTTGACTGGATACCAGCATTACCCAGAAGGCCCGCCATCGCGGCGGCCTCTTCCAGGCTCATACCGGCGGCGCGCGCGACCGGCGCGATATACTTCATCGTGTCGCCCAGCATCGGGATGTCGGTATTGGCGGTGGTGAAGGTGGCCACCATCACATCGGCCACGCGGGTCATCTCGGCGGCATCGAGGCCAAAACCCGACAGGATGTTCGAGGCGATATCGGCGGTGGTGGCCAGATCGACCGCGCCCGCGCGCGCCAGCGACAGCATCGACGGCATTGCCGCCATCTGTTCCTGCGCATCAAAGCCCGCCCGCGCCAGAAACCCCATGCCCTCGGCGGCCTGGCTGGCAGAAAAGGCGGTGGTGGCGCCCAGATCGCGCGCCTGCGCCGACAGCGCCGCGAACTCGTCGCCGGTGATGTTGGCGGTGACGGCGCGCACCAGCGCCATGGACTGCTCGAAATCCGCCGCCGCATCGATCGGCCCGTTGATGGCCGACATGATCCGGCTTGCAGCCGCGTCTGTCATCGCCCCCGCGATCGACATGCGGGTGCCCCAGTCCTGCATTTGACGGCCGCGATCGGCCATCCGGTCCAGCCCCTCCATCGATCGTGCCATGTTCCGAACCGGGCCGGTCAGATTGTCAACGGCGGCGATGATCACCGAAAGGTTGAATATGCTGTCCATTCCGGTTTAGTATCCTTGGTGACAAACGAGAGGTGGTACGATGGAAATCCTGATGCTGTTCTTCGTCCTCTTCGGTGTGGGTGCCCTGCTGGGGCTGGCCTATGTCGGGGTGAAGGCGATCTTCATGACCGCGCGCGGCTCTGTCTGGGCCGGGCGCGGTCTCGTTGCCGCCGCGCGCGACGGGATCCGCAAGGGCGTCGAGCAAGGCAAGGCAGATGTCGCTGCGATGGAAGCTAAGAAGACTGCGCGGCTTCGCGAGCGTTCCTGACCGCCTTTGCGTGATCGACGGCCTCTTCGATCCAGTCGTTGAGGTCGGTGATCTCCATCCCGTCCACCTCGGCCGCCGACCATTTCGTCACCGTGATCAGGGCGAAGGCATCCCTTGGGGTAGGGATTTTCCCGGCAGGCCACCCATGATCGCCGTCACGTCCTCCATGTCCATCTCGTCCAGATCCTCGGGCAGCACCGCATTGCCGTCGATCGTGGCCAGCGCCGCCGCCAGCGCCATCGAATAGCCGATCGGGTCCTGCGCCGGGTTCACATGGCGCGCGGCCACGCGCATGTCGCGCCCCTTGCCCTTGCGCAGCACCACCACCTGACCCGATGCGGGCAGGGTGATCGTGCGGGTCTCGGCATCCTTGGGGGCGGCGGCGGTCTCGGTCTTGTCGCTCATGGTCTTTCCTTCAGATCAGATCGTTGATGAATTTGCTGGCCAGCGCCCTGACCAGATCGAACGAGAGCGCAAGCCCCCGGTCCTTCGCTTCGGTTTTCACGCGCGCCCAGAGTGTCTTTGAACGCAGCACCGACAGGAACTCGTGCCCGTTCCAGGTCAGGCGACGCACGAACATTGCGCCGGGGCCTTTGGGATAGCCCTCGACCAGACCGGCCTCTTCCAGAAGCCGGATATGCCCGACCACCTGGTCTTCGCTGAACCCCGGCAAAATGCCGGGAGCCAGCAGCACGCCATCCTCCAGTGCCTCGGAGGCCTCCAGGATGGCGCGGATGCAGTCCCAGTTGCGGCGCATGTCAGCCGCCGATGTTCAGGCGGTAGGTGGCCAGCACATCCGCGCCCGCGACCTTGTAGATGTTCTCCAGCACGTCGAACTCGAAGATCTCCGCGCCGTCGATTTCCATCTTGGCGTAGTAGACCGACAGGTTGGTGTCGGGCACCACGCGGTCATGCTGCTTGAATGACCCCAGCGGGAAGTCCTTGTAGGCGGCAATCAGCGAGACCATCACCGGCACCTCGGCCGTGCGGCCCTGCCCGGTGTAGGTCTCCAGGCTGGAGCGCGCCTGAAGGCGCACGGTCTTGAACGGGTTTGCCGCCTCGCGCAGCACCTCGGAATAGAACGAGGCCCACTTGATCTTGCACTCCATCTTCTCGACGCCCGAGAAGAACTCGGCCGTGCCGACCATGCCGAGCGCCTTGTGCTCGGTCATCTTGTGCTTGACCTGCGGCAGCTCCAGCTCTTCGGCGCGCCCCAGCAGCGAGCGGCCGTCCATATAGAGGTTGACGTTGGTCAGGTGGTTGATCGCAATCTTGTTGCTCATGGTTCAGGCCCCTCTCACTGGCCGCCGAGCTGGTTGAGCAGCTCGATGTTGATGAAGCTCTCGAACGTGATCCGCTCGGCCGGGGTCGGCGGCATGAACTCGATGTCGAAGACCAGGTGACCCGCCGCGATCTGGGTTGCCTCGTTCTTGGACACATCGTAGCTGCACTTGCCGTCGATCAGCGCCCCGCGCCCGATCAGGGTGCGGATGAAGCTGTTCACGCTCTCGCGGATGTCGTCGATCAGCGCCTGGTTGATCGGGCGGTCGATGAACTGCAGCATCGACAGCTCGACGCTTTCATGCAGCATGTCGGCCACGCGGCGGATCGGGATGAAGTTCTTCGGGTGGGTCACCGAAGGCCAGGCAGCCGAGCGGTTGCCCCAGACCCGCAGGCCCGAGCCGAACGAGTTGAAGACCGTGACGATCCCGTTCTCGTTGAGCAGGTTCACATCCGTGGTCGGGTCGTTGATCATGGCCGACAGGCGGCGCTCGACGCCCACGATCCCCTTGATGTCGTGGTTCGACGGGCTGACCCAGTAGCCCTCGTCATTGTCCACCGCGCAGATCACGCCTGCCAGCCGCTGGCTGTAGGGCTCAAGCCGCTCGGTGTCGGTCGCCAGGTCGTAGACCTTCAGGTGCGGATAGCACAGCACCATGCGCTCGCTCGACGTGTTGAAGTTGATCGAGCCGTTCGGCCCGCGCCCGGCAATCGCCTCGGCCATGGTGGTGCCGATCGGCGCGTCGGCCAGGGCGATGGCGCGCAGCTTGCTCGCCATCACGTCAAGCTCGGCCGTGACCGAGGTGAGCGTGCCGTAGACCGGCGCGATCAGGATCTTCGGCCAGAAGCCCATCTCGGCATAGCAGTCGAGGAATGCCTGCATGCCGGTGCGGTTGCCCGACACATCGACCGCGCCGATGATGTCCGAGGGAAGCACCTTCTCGGGATCGGCAAAGTCATAGGCGGCCTTGACCGTCTCGGCGGCCGAGATCGCACCGCCGGTCAGGCGGGTGACGATGCCGGTGGCCGGGTCGAGCGTGTAATCGGTGCCCGCGACATAGGTGGTCGTGGCGGTCGCATCGGTCAGGACCAGGTCGAACACGCCCTTGTGGCCAAGGTCGGCCGTCTCGTCCGCGCCGAAGGTCACATCCTTCGCCGCCTGGGCGGTGACATGGGTCTCGGGGTCGAACACGTTGACCACCACGACGATGCCGCGGCCCTGGTCGAAGATCGCGTCGAGCGCCTGGGGGATGGTGTAGCCCTCGATCTGGGTGCCGAAGTAGCGGGCGGCGTCCCGGTCGGACTGGATCAGCACCGGCTTGTTGACGCTGGCGAGAGAGCCGTCGACCTCGAAGACCGGCGCGGTGCCGACAAGGCCGACCACGGCGGTCTTCACCCCCCGGATCGGGCGCGGCCCCTTGTTGATCTCGATGGTCTCGACGCCGTGCAGGAAATTGGCGGCCATTTACTTTCCCTCCTTCTCGCCCGAGGCAGGGCCTGGGCTTTCGGTTTTCGTCTTGGTGGTGGTGGCGGATGCCGGTGCGCGGCTGGGCGCGGGCGCGGCCTTGGGGGCTGCGACCGGCGTCAGGTGCTTCTGGGCCACGAGGGTTTTCACCCAGGCGTTCTCGGCCGGAAGCGTGACCTCCCGTCCGGGGAACAGGATCACGTCGGTGCCGTCATCCAGCGTGGCAGCGGACATCGGCCCGCTGTAAAGGTACTTAGCCATTGATGGTCTCCGTATCGGTGGTGCCGTAATCGTCGGCGGTGTTGACCCGCTTGAGCGCAGGCAGGTCTTCTTCCTCATGGCACTCGACCGTGGTGATCGTGTGCGTCATGGTCAGCACGTGGGTCCACACGCCCTGGTTCTGATCGATGAACTCGGCGCGCACCGGCATCAGCTTGGAGCACCCCTCGGTGCGCCAGCCGGTCAGCACCATGCGCACTGCGTCGAGCACGTCATAGGCCCCGACATGGGTGCGCAGGTTGCGCGTCAGGATCGAGATGTCCCACTCGATCTTGCGCTCCTGGACCACCAGCGACAGGTCGCGCGGCTTCGAGTAGACCTCGCGGCCATAGGCCACCAGGACCGCACCGTTGGGGTGCGACATCTTGAAGGCGTCGGGCTTGTCGGGGAAGGACGCCACATGCAGCTTGTCGAGCGACCCGGCCAGCCGGGCGACGATTGCCTCTTCGATTTCACGGATCATGGGCGCATCCCTTCGGCCAGGTGGTCTGTCAGGATTTCCCCGATCATGCGCCGGTCATCGGCATTCACGCCCAGATAGGGCCGCGCCGGGATCGTGACCTTGCGCCCGCGCCCGGCCTTGCCACCCAGCTGGTGGATGCGCGCATAGGTGCGGTTCGTGCCCACCGCCACCTGCAGCCGCCCGGCGGCATAGCTCAGCGACTGGTAGAGGTGATTGCGGTGGCGCAGCTTCTTGGCGCTGGCCCCGCGCCTGAGCAACGTGACCGGCGAATGCGCGGCCCAGGCCTGCCCGTCCGGGCCGGTCTCGGCCTCAAAGCGGTCCTCGGTGGCAGCCTGCAGCGCCGAGCCGATCTCGGCAAAGACAGGCTGCAGGGTCGCGCTGCGCGCCAGCAGGCGCGTGAGCGCCTCGCGGAACCCCTCGTCCTCGATACGGATGGATACACTGACGCCCGACATCAGAAGCCTTTCAGCCGGTCGCGGCTGAACGTCCGCTCCGGTCCCGCGACAAGGGTCGGGCCGCCCGCCGGGTCGACCGTCTGGCCTGCCAGGGTCAGTCCCAGATTGATATCGCCATTGGCCACGGCGCGCAGGTATTTCACCGCGTCGTCATAGCGCTGGCGCTGGTCTTCCATCACGTCGATCTGGCGCAGCGAGAGCAGCCGGTACATCGCGATGTTGCAGGCCAGGATGCGCAGCGAGCGCGGCGGTGACTGGAGGGGCAGCCGGTAGCGCCCCTCCAGGTAGCCGTCGATCTCGTCCGAGGCATCCTCCAGGGCGCGATCGAGCGCCGCCACCTTGATCGTGACGATCTCGGGGTCGGTGACCTCCACGAGCTGTTGCTCGGAGAAGCGGTCGATCATGTCCTGGGATGTGGCGTAAGCCATGGGTCATCAAGCCTTCGGTTCGGACTTCGTCTCGGTCTTGGTCCCGCCGCGCGTGGCGGCGGGCTTGGCGGGTTCGGCCGCATCGGGATCGTCGATCTCGACCTCGACCACCACGAGGGCGGGCTCGGCCTTGAGCTGGGCGATCTGCGCCTTGGACAGGCTGGCCAGCGGGTGATCGACGGGCGAAGCGCCGTGCTCGATCCCGGCGCGACGGAAGCCGTCGCGGCGGGCAGTGATGCGCAGGGCTGCGGTTTTTGCCATGGTGTTTCTCCTTACAGCCATTCACAGACGAGCAGCTCGGCGGTGCCCCGGTAGACGTTGGTGGCCCCGGCCGCATCGCGCTCGGCGTTCAGCAGCTCCAGCCCCGCCTCTTCCAGCGAAGGCGGCACCACCAGCAGGCGAGGGCGCAGGCCCAGCGGGCGGCCGTAGTCGCCCTTCATGCCCATCAGCCCGGTGCGCGCGGCCTTGTAGCTGGACTTGTCCAGCGCCTGCTTGCTGCCATAGGCGAACTGCCAGAAGCCGAAGCCCACGTTCGAGCGCCCGTCGACCCCGTAGCGGAAGGACTTGCGCATGAAGACGTTCTCGTCTTCCTCCTTGTCCTGGCGCACGAAGTTGTAGTCCTTGCGCACCTGGTAGAGGATCGGCTTGAGCGCGCGGCTGTCGTCGATCAGGAACCAGGCATCGCCCGAGCCGCCGCCGGTGTTGGACACCGAGACAGTCTTGCCGTCTTCATCCAGCACCGGGTGATCGGTGTCGAAGAAATACTGCCCGTCATAGCAGTTGGTGGCGAAGCCCTGGGACAGCAGGTTGAAGACCAGCTGGTTGGGATGCGCCGCCGTCGAACGGCCCATCTCCTCAAACAGCGGCGAGTAGACGCCGAAGGTATCGTCCTCGATATCGTCGCGGCCGACCTCGATCGTGCTTTCCCACGACTTGTTCTTGATCGAGTAGTCATGCGCCTCGATCGACTTGATGACGCGGTCCCCGATCCATTCGCGCAGGTTCGGCGTCTGGCCAAGCCAGGCGTACTTTTCTTCGCGGGTGGTGGATGGCACGCGGGTGGCCAGCCGCTGCCATTGCGGATCGGCCTGGCCGAGGCCGCGCTGGAAGGCGGCGCTGTAGCCGGTGAACAGACGGCCGAGATTGGCCTGATTGATGATCATGTGTGGCCTCCTTAGCCGATCGAAACCCAGACGCCGTGCGCATCGACGTCCACGATGCGCCCGGCTTTCGAGCGCGTAGCCGTGCCATTGGTCTTGGCGACCGTCTGGTCATCGACGATCCAGGCATCGCCCCCGACATCGCCCAGGGCGATCTCGTCGCCCGCTGCCGAATTGGCGAAGCGGAAGACGCCGGTGCGCACCTGCACCATCATGTCGCCCGCACCGCCCAGCCTGTTGTCGGCCTGGGCATCGGCCCGGCCCACCGCGACCAGCCCGGTCGCAACCGCGCCCGGCTTGGCCACCCCGGCATCGAGCACCACCAGCGAGCCCGCGAAGATGCGGGTCGCGGCGGCCACCGGGAACTGGAAATCCTTGCCCGAGCGTTCGGGCGTGTTGCGATCCTTGGTCAGCGCGGCCATCAGACAGCCTCCTTCTTGCGCATGGCGGTGAACTCTTCAGGGGTCAGGCCCATCGCGGAACAGACCGCCATGTCGTCGGCATCGAGCACGCCGTCGCCGGTCTCGACCTTGCTGCCGGGCTTTGCGCCGGGCATCAGGATCGCGGGCTGGCCCTCAAGGAACTTCGCAAAGCCCTGCGGGTCCTTGGCATGATACGAGACCGCCCAGTCGCGGTTCGCGGGCGGCACCTTGCCGCTCTTGATCGCCTGGTCGACCACCCCGGTGGCGCGCTCGTCCATCAGGGTCTTGACCTGCGATTGCAGGCTGGTGACCACTTCGATCGGGGCGAACTTGTTGGGGTCGGGATTGCCGCTGGCCTTGGCGGCCGTGAACGCAGCCTGAACCGCCGTGGCGGTCTCGGTCGGATCCGGGGCAGCCTCGACGCCTGCGGCCTGCGCCATCAGCGCGATGGCCGAGGTCGAGGCATTGGCGCTGGTGGTCAGCGCGGTCACGCCCGACACGACGCTCGCGCGGTCGCTGTCTTCTGGCAGGCCAAGGGCGGCCGCCAGTTCTGCAAGAAGCTCTTCCATGTCATCTCCTTCGGACTGGAGCTTGGTTTCCTGAGCGGCAAGCGCCGTCAGATGAAGGTTGGGATTGTTGGTGAGACCCGCGCGCAGCACGGCCTTGACCTCGCCCTTGCGGGTGTGAAGGAAGACCGGCGAGATGTAGCGGTACTCGCGCGCAGCCACGGCGGCCGCGCCCTTGCCGGTCCATTCGACGCGCCCCCAGATGCCGTCCGCGCGCGCCTCAAGGGCGGTGATCCATCCGGCGGCGGGCGCGGTGCCCCCCACATCCTTGACGGCCGACAGATCGGTCTGGTGATCGTAGTCGATGACCGCATCAAGGCCCTGCCGGATCGATGCCGCAACCACGGCCTCGGCATCCTTCAGGACATAAGGCCCGCGACCATCGCGACCGGCGAAGGCCCCGGCGGGGATCAGGTGAACCCATTCCGGGGCCTGCCCGGCAGCATCCCCGGTGATCGGGGCGGCATGGGTTGCCATCAGCAGCGTCATCGGTGTTTCTTGCCTTTTCGCAAACAGACGGCTTGATTGCCGTGCGTTCTTGGGCAAGCTTTAAGGATGTGGGGCGGCGCTCACACCCGGACAGGTGTCCCCCGCAATCGCGACCACTTCAGGCGCGCGCGCCGGGTCGCTCCCCATCATGACACAGGACAGCGTCACAGACCCCCCTTAAACGCATTTCAGGGGCGTTTAAGAACTTCGGACGGCCTGCGGGTGCCAAACAGGCAGGAGGGCGCTCCACGGGCCGCTCAGCGCGTCTTTCGGATGGCAGGGCAAAATGGCCGGTCATGGGCGCGCCGGGCGCATGTCGCGCACCACGATCCGCCCCTCGACATTCTCGACGCGCAGGACATAGCCCACACCCTCGATCGTGATCGCCCGCTCCTCGGTGGTTGCCGTGCCGGTGTCGATCGCCGCCTGGACGCGCCGCCAGTCTGCGGCCGCCACGCCTTCGCCCAGGCGGCGTGCGGTCTCGGGTGGCAGGGTCACGGTCTCAAGCCTGCCGCCCAGACGCTGGCCGCCGGTCGCCACGGGAAACCCGGCGCGCCCCGCACCAGGCGAGCGCAGGAAGCTCTCGAAGGCGGGGCCTCGGGTCAGGCTGGCAATGGCCTCGCGTGCCATGTCGGGGGCCGCCCCGTCCAGACGCGCGGTGGCGGTCGCGCGCAGATGATCCATGTTGGCGCGCCCGACATTGTAATCGAACCCCGGATCTACACCGCCGGGCACCTGTCGCGTCTCGCCGGTGCGCCGGTTCACCCAGGCGCGCGCGGGCGCGGATGGCGGATCCGAGGGCACAAGGCCGCGCCGGGCGATGTCGCGGTCAGAGAGCTGCTGGACCGTGCAGCGGCAGTTCCAGCCGTTCGGGGGCGCATGCTGGTCCCACCAGGGATCATCCCAGCGCAGCACCGTGTCATGCCAGCGCCGGTGCTGATCGCGCGTGCGGTCATCGAGAACAGCCACATAGCGCAGCCAGGGCCGTCGCTCAGCCACCTCTTCGATGCGCTCCCAGCGCCCGGCGGCATAGGCCATGCGCAGGTTGGTGTCATAGATGATGCGCAGGCGGCGGGGTGAGCCCAGCTGGACCTCGCGGGTCTCGCCGGTCAGCGGATCGGTCATCGACTGCCGCCCCCACCAGCCGCGCTCCTGCAGGGTCGGCGTCAGGCGGCGCTCGAACTCGCGCAGGGTAATCCCCTCGGAGATCGCGGCATCGACCGCCGTGCGGATATCGCTCAGCAGATCGAGGCTGGCAACCTTGGCGACGGTAAAGTCGCGCGAATGCTCCTCTCGCTCCATATCCCGCCAGTCGAAAGAGACCCGCATCCCCTTGCGCTCGAACGCCTCGACCGCCTCGCGCGGGGGCAGCCCGAAAGGATCAGTCCCGGCCAAGGTCAGCCTCCAGCCGTCCGGCAAGGCGCGCGCTGAATGTGCCCCGCACCAGCAGCTCCTCGAAGGCGGCGGTGTCCATCTCCCCGATCAGCGCGGCCAGGCGGTCGCGGAACTCTTCCAGGCTGCCCGCCTCGCCCAGCAGGCGCTTCACCGGATCCAGCATCGGATCGACCGCCTCCTGCCACTCGCCCGCCAGATCATCTGCCAGCGCGTCCAGCGCGTCAGGCTCTGCCGCATGACAGCTGCAGCCCGGCGCGCGGCCCTGCGCCTGCAGCGCGGGCGGTGGTGGCGCGGCGGGTGGTGGTGGCGGCGGCGCGGCATCGGGCGCACCCATCGGGCGCAACAGGTCGCCCGTCTCGTCAGGGTCAGGCAGGCCCATGCGGTCGCGCACCACGCTCTGCTCGACCTTCAGGCCGCGATCGATCAGCGCGCCCAGGGCCTCGGCAAACTGCTTGCTGTCGATCGAGACCGGCAGCCCGATCGAGATCCGGGGGTAGCGCTTTTGTGGACCTCGGTTCAGGTCGATCAGCGGGCGCACGATGTCGCGGTTGAGCGCGCTGGCCAGCTGGCGGGCATCGGCGCGCATGATGTCGCGGCGCACATCGTCATGCACGCGCGCAGCCGCCAGCGATCCGCCCGAGACCTCGGTGGTCAGCGTCTGGCCCAGCACCGCCTTGGAGATCTGCTTGTCGAGCCAGTTGGCGAGCTTCTCGTAGATGTCGGTGCCGGTGCCGCCGCCGGACTTGGCCGCCTCGACGAACTCGATCATCATGTTGGACGGGATGATCGCCGCCGCGTCCGAACCGATGTTGGCGACCGCGCGCAGCAGCACCTCCTTGTCGGCCTCGGTCGCGCCGGTGTGGTACTTGCCCACGCGCAGCGGCTGGCCATGGACCTCGATATAGGTGATCCAGTCCTTCAGGTCATAGTTCTTGAACAGGTAGGCCCAGGCGGCGGCGCGCGCCAACCCGCCCCGGATCGGCAGGCCGGACTTGGCGGCGGCGAAATGGGTGACATATTTAAAGGGCCACAGGTCCTCGGTGCCCGACAGGCCCTTAAGATAGAGGGTCTCGCCATTGTCACGGTCAAACTCGAACCAGCGCTGGTCGCGCCGCTTCAGCCGGGAAGGCCACCACTGGCGCTCGGACATGTCCCAGATGATCTCGGTGACCGAGAAGCCCTTGCCGATCGCGTCGAGAATATCGAACATCTCGTCTTCCAGCTCCTCGCGGCCCAGCCAGTCGCGGATCAGGTCGGCATTCTCCACATCACGCGGATCGTCCGAGGCGCTCTCGACGTTGATCTCCAGCTGCGCCACGGCGCGCTTGCGGGTGCCCAGCACCGACAGGTAGTGAAGGTCCTTCTCCTCCATCTCTTCGGCCAGTTCCAGATAAGCCGTCGCATCGCCCTGCTCTGCCATGTGCAAAAGCCGCGTCAGGCGCGCGGGCGTCAACCCCTGCGCCGGGTGTCCCGACAGGATACTGCGCACGCCCGACAGTGTCGGCTCCGCCTGCACCTGGCGCAGCCGTGTCAGCTCCACCGGCCGTCCATACTGGTCCAGCAATTTCGCCATCACCACGCCCCTCGTCTTGCAAAGCGGGCCGATCCGGCCCGGTCATCATGATCGCGGTCTTCGCTGCGCAGCTCGGAGGCCGCGCGGTAGCCGTAATCGAAACTCTCGGCATGGGTCGCCGCATGAAAATTCATCATCGCCACGGCGGTGTCGGCGTGTCTCTTGCCGCCATCGGTGCCCTTGGTGCGCACGTCGCGCGGCACCTTGCCCACACCGCCGATCATCGTGATCTGGCGCAGGTCATCGCGCACATCCCGGTCGGCCGGAATGAAGATGGTCCGGTCCTCGAAGGCGCTCCTGAAGCCGGGCGTGAACTCGCGATGCCAGGCATCGGTGGCGATCAATTCGGTGATTAGCTCGGGGCCGAACTTCTGGCGCGCCTCCTGCGCCAGCGCCATACCGTTGCCGTTGGCGTCCAGGATGCCCTTCTGGAACCGGGGCAAGCGGTCCACGATCCAGTAGAGCGCCTGCTTCTGCTGGTCATAGGGGCACTGGCGCAGTTCCACGATCAGCGGCACATGGCGCGACAGGTCCTGCGCCGTGTAGCCGATCACGAAGGACGTGCGGTCCTGGCGCATGCCGAAGTCCTCGCCCAGGGCGAAGGGGCCAAGCTCGGGCGTGAAGGTCTGGATGACCGGGCCGAGCTCGCGCTCCAGCCAGTCCAGCATCTCGGCGCGGCGGTACTGTTCGGGCAGATCAAGGAAGCCCGTTGAGGGGGCTTCCCACCGCTTGACCACATAATCAGGTCGCGAGGCGGCCTCGATCCAGGCAAGGGGCAACAGGACGCCTTCCCCCTCGCGCGGGATCGCGTCCAGCTCCTCGCGCATGGCCTCGACCCGCGTACCGTAGGACCGGCGCACGCGGGCATACCAGTCGCGCTTGCCCTCTTGCGTGGCCTCCCAGCCCCGGATCAGACAGACGCGCTCGTAAAGCCCGTTCTCGACCGCATCATCGAAGGTGATGCGGTGGATGCGGTAATCGTAGCGCCCCTCGCGGGTCTCTTTGATCAGCTCATTAAACGGGTTTAAAGCGCCGTTATGGGTCGAGATGATGCGGATGACACCACCCCAGATCAGCAGCGCGTTGCAGGCATCGATCACGGCGGCCACGTTGCGGTGGAATGCCGCCTCGTCGATGACCACCCGCCCCTGAAGACCCCGGATGTTGGCGGGGTTCGACGACAGCGCGGACACCTGGAAGCCGCTGGCAAAGCGGATGCGGTAGGCGTTGATGTAGCGGCTGGTCCCGTCCGGCTGCCTGTCCTCGAACAGGAACTCCTCGATCTCGACCAGCTCGCGCGCGATCGTCTTTGCAAACCGCGCACAGACCGAGATGAACTCAAGGCCCTTGTCCTTCGTGTCCCCGATATACCAGGTGTGATCCCCGCCCGCCGTGCGCGAGGCGGCGGCGATCAGGGTGCTGTCCAGCGCCTCGGCAAAGGTGACGCCCGTCCGGCGGCCTTTCTCGGCCAGTTTCAGGGGGGACTGGTCCTCGACCCAGGCGCGCTGGTGGGCCATGAGGATGCCATCGGCCAGCGGGTCCAGGTCCTCGGGCGGCAGCATGCCGGGGATCTGGTCATCGACCGGGGAGCGGGGCGGTGGGGTGTGCGCGCCGGGCAGGTCATTCATTCGCCAGCCCGCCTTACGCCCAGGAAGCCGCGCCGCAGCTCGGCCAGGCGCTCGGGCGAAAGGCCGCGCTCGCCCGCCTCTTCGGCGGCCGCGATCGCGTCGTCGAGCTTCTTGGCGAACTCCTTGCGGATCAACACGACCCGATCGGCATCCTGCTTGGAGGCCTGCGCCAGCTTCTGCAGGGCTGTCGCCATCATCATCGCGTCCTTGGGGTCGAAGGAAACGAGCTCGCCATCCTCGGCGAACATCAGGCGCGTCACCAGGCCCTGCATCAGCTCGATGTTGAGCTGCGCCGTCCGGCTTTCCGGCGCATCGCCATATTGCTTGACCAGCGCCTCGGCCACCTCGCGCGAGCGCCTGATCTCCTTGCCGATCGCATCGAGCTGTTTGACGTGGCGGCCGAGCGCCGAGCGCGACACATCGACATCGAGCTCGCGCAGCTTGGACAGGATTTCGTCGATCGTCCGGCCCTTGCCGCGCAGATCGGCTATGGCTTCGCGGACCTGAGAGGGAAGGCGCTGGATCGTGGACGGGCGAGCCATGCGTTACCTCCGCGCATCCGGGACCTTGACGCCCTCGACCTCGACATCGCCACTCACGACATATGCGCCGCGCTCGGTCAGCCCGACCACCAGCATCGTGTCGTCGAGCCACTCGTAGCTCAGCAGGTGGCGGTTGTGCATCCAGTCCAGATCGGCGCGGATCACGTCCCGCGTCACGCCCTTGATCGGCCGGAAGCCCTGGCGCACACCTTGATAGACGATGTCCTCGCTGGCGCTGCCGCCGATCTCGGCCAGCAGCTGCAGGGCAAAGAGCCTGCGGTGTTCCGCGATGAAATCCCTGTAGCTCACTTCACGCCCCTCATAAGCCAGTCCTCGATCCGCGCGACCGACTGTGACAGGCCGACCAGCTGCTGGGTCTGGGCCTTCTCCGCGCCGGTCAGCGCCGCGATCTGCTCCTTCAGCCCGGCGAAGTCATCGGCATCCGGCAAGTGCTTGAGGTCGCGCTCCATCAGGTCGACCCGGCGGGCCAGCCTGCCCAGCTCGGTCGACTGCGCGGCGATGTCGGCCTTGGTCGCCATGCTCTGGGTGGCGGCGCGGATGATCCAGGCGGCGGCCGGTATGACGACAACGTTCAGAAGCGGCAGCCATTTCAGGATGAAGGCAATATCGAACTCTTCCATGCCTTACTCCGAACGGCCCAGGTCGTAGATGCAGGCGGCAGCCAGCCCCCTGATCAGGGCAACGCCACTCTGGACGGAGGAAGGCCCGCCATCACTGGCGAGCGCTGCGGCATGGTTGCGGGCAGAGCGCTCAAGCCCCTGGCACATGGCCTCACCGCTCGGACCTGGTGCTTCCGCCGGACGAGAAGTCGCGCAACCAGTCGCGAGCATCATCACCATCAAGAGGCTTGTGATCAGCTTCATCAATTCTTTCCCTCGTCTCGATATAGTTGCGAAGACGCACGGCCTCCGCTTTGGTTTCTGCCTGCTTTTCGCCCTCGCGCTGGCCCCGGCTTTTTGCCAGCCTCCAGGTGCCGCCGATCCCCACGATCAGCCCGAGGATCAGGGTGATGATGTCGGGCAGCCAGCTCATGCCCAGACCTTCCGAAACACCAGCTGGTACTTTGGTGCGCGGCGCTCCAGCCACGCCCAGAGACCAAACAGCCAGGGCATGATTGTCATGGCCAGATCGATCAGCTGATCCGGCGCGGTCAGCCCCATCCCTGCCAGCAGGCCGTCGAAATCGACGCCCAGAACATGCGCAAGGACCGTCGCGACCAGCAGCAGCTGGGCGTAGAACGAGCGCGCATGCCAGGCGGGCAGGGGTGGAAGTGGTGAATTGGCCATCACTGATACCCCTCAAGCCAGCGGGCGACATTGAAGCCGGGGCAGGCCTTGGCGGCATACTCGTTGTGCCCGCTGATCCGGGTGATCGGCGTGCGCATCGAGATCGCCTGGATCTGTTGCTCCAGCGTGATGCCCTGCTGCGCGGTGAAGTGATCCGAGAAGCGATCCGTGGTGGCGCTGCCGAAGCCGCCGATCAGGCAGATGCCGATCGTGCCGCTGTTGTGCCCCGCGACATGCGCGCCGATCTCGGTCTCGGGACGGCCCGGCAGCATCGATCCGTCGCGCCCGATGATCCAGTGATAGCCAATGTCGCGCCAGCCGCGCTCACGGTGCCAGGTGCGGATCTCTGCAATCTGCTCGCGCAGAGGCTGGCGGTCCATCCAGTTCGGGCGGGTTGCGGCGCAATGGATGATGATCTCGTTGACGGGGTGCCCGGCCTTGCCCTGGCGGATCACGCTCGACGTTGACGCCACCGCCTCGGCAAGCCGGGCATCGGGGCGGGCGGTGAACTGCTGGCGGGCGGCCTGTGTGCGCGGCCCGTCCAGCCCGTCGATCGGGCCGGGGTCAAAGCCGTTGGCGGCAAGGATCGCCTGCTCGGCCGCAAGGCGCAGCCGCACCACGTTCCAGCTGGCAGCGCCCTGCACTGCCACGGCGCGCAGCACATAGAGCAGAGAGAAGAGGGCGGCGCGGGTGCGTGACCCCCAGACGCCATCGATCGGCCCCGGATCATGGCCGAGTGCCTTCAGGTGCTTCTGGATGTCGAAGATATTCATGACAGGGTCAACCGCTGCTGTTGCGCACCCGGTCACCTTGTCATCGCGCGGCGGTCGGTTCCGACCCGGACAGATGTCCTGCCATGCCCCGCCTTGGTTCAGCTTTCGTCAAAATCGTCGTCAGCGCAAGACTTCTCTTCAAGATCGAAGTGCTCGAACAGGTCCATCTGCGCCGAAGGGCTGCGCGCGCGGTAGCGCCGCACGGTCCTGATATGGCAGTGCAGGGCGCGCGCGATCTTCGCCTCCGAGCGCCCCTCGTCCAGCATCTCCATGATGCGCCGGGCCAGCTGCTGGCCGCGCCCGCTCAGCCAGAGCGGCACCTCCAGCGCGCCGGGGCCAAAGCGCTCAAGGATCGAGGCTGCCGCCTCCATGCCGACCGACTTGACCAGGACATGCTCCATGTCGAGGGTGCGCCGGATGTAGATCTCGGTGCCCCCATGATCGCGCGCCAGCCGCGCAGCCGCCTCGACCCCGGCAACCTCCGCCACCTGACGCAGGGTCGGGGGCAGGCCGTCGAAGGGATCGGGGCGCAGCTCACCCATTGCGCACACCCGGATTGATCCCCCGGATGGTGTGCACCACGGTCGCGCCGCGTGCGCGCAGCCGATAGGCGATGCGCGCCGTCAGCGTTCCGCTGTTGGTGCGCCACAGCCCGGAGGTCGGACAGATCGTCCAGCCCTCCGCCAGCCGGGTGCTGTGATCCTCGATCAGGGTGGCGGCGAGGCGCTCAAAGGCATCGGCCTCGATCCTGATCCGATAGGACCGGCTCTTGCGGCGGGTCATCTGGAAGCCCCCCGCTTGGCCAGCGCGCGGCGCTCCCATGCCTTCAGCGCCTCGGTCACCTTGCGGGCATCCTCGGGGGTCAGCCATTCGGGATTACCCACGCCCTCGGGCCGCTCGGCCGAGGCGGTCATCCTGGCCACGAAAGCGCGCAGTCCGGCGCGCGTGGCATTGTCGGGGATCCCGGCGCGGCACATCGCCCCCCAGATCGCAAAGACCTTGCGCACATGCGGCTTGTCCGAGGGTCTGAAACTGCGCGCACCATTGCCGCCCTTCGCGCCGCGATCGCGCAGCGCATCCAGCACCTTCGCGCGGACGGGCTCGGGCATTGCGCGGATCGACCGCTCGCCGGTGATCTGCTGCAGGAAGTCACGCCACGTTTCGTCATCCTCAAGCCCCGGCACCTGGCGGCGGCTTGCGTGAATGGCCTTGATCGCGTTGCTCATGCCAGCACCAGCGCGCCGACGATCACCAGGGCAAACACCAGAACACCGGCGGCAAGCCCCGACAGCATCCAGCTGTAGCAGCGCGGCGGGCCAAAGCGCCCGGCCCAGATGGTCGCGCCGAACACCACGACTGCCGCCGCAAACGCGGCCAGCATGACGGCCCCTGCCGGGTGGATCAGTTGGTCCATGTCTCCCATCTCCTGTCTCGGGCTGGCTCATCAGTGCGGGGGTGCCCTTGCCCCACAGACCGCGATGCGGTTTCGCCGGTGGTGCGGCCCGCCTTTCGGCAGGCCGCCAGAGTGCAGGGGGTCAGATGTCAGAACCCGAAAGCGGGCCGGAAGCCGAGGCTCGTGTTCGCGCTCGAACGCGCGTGGCCCAGGTCGAGGGCGAAGCCCCCGGCGTTCGCGCCGCTGTTCCAGCTGCCCCCACGGATGGCGATCGTCTCGCGGTCCTGCCAGCGCCCCCAGACATAGTCCGGGATGATCGCATCCTCGCGATCGTCAGACACCTCGGAGGGCAGGAACAGAAGCGACAGGTTGAAGCCCCGGTCGCGCTCCATGTGCAGATCGGTTGGAAAGCCGTCATCCTTGCCCGGCCCATAGGCCACGCCGGTGTTTACCCAGGCGTCCGGGCCGGGCAGCAGGTCATGCCAGACCTCGATCACCCCGCCTGCGCTGATCCGCAACCCGTCGACGAACTGCCAGACGTTTCCCCACAGATCATGGATGCCCCGCCAGGCGGCCCCGGTGCTGCCGGTGGGCTTCGCGCCAGCGCCATCGACATTGCCGCGCGCAATGGCGTCCTGCATGTCCGGGGTGCCCATCTCGATCAGCGCCAGCAACTGGATCGCCGCCTGGTCATAGACCGACCACATGCGCCAGCCCTGGCCGAGCGCCTCGCATTTGCGCCGCGCCTCGTCGATCGTGATCGAGGTCCAGGGCGTCTGCCCTGCGGCCACACCGATCTTGCCCTCCTTGTCGGTCGCGAGATACTTGGCCACCCGCAGCACCGCCACGGCGCGTCCATCGGCGGCAAGGAAGGCCGGGTGCAGGTCGAACCCCTCGCGGGCGCGCGGGCTGACCCACCACAGGCGCTCGTCACCGCGCGCCTCGAAGCGAACCCAGAACTTCGGGATCTCCACCAGGTGCAGACCCTCATCGGTGATGATGTCGCGCAGGCCACCCCAGATCGGGTGGGTGTCAAAGTCGAACGCATCCAGCGTGCGGCCCGCCGCATCAACCCGCCGCCAGTTGCCGCTCTCGTCCAGGGCAATGCCCACGATGCTGGCATCGCGAAACAGCCGGGCAACCTCGGCCTCCGGGACCGGGGTGGCCCCGTCCATCCAGTTCGCGGGCAGGCCGGTCGGCCCGTAGACCAGCGCGGCATCCTGCCCGCTGACAAAGCGCCACATGTCATGCGCATACTCGATCGCCTCGGGCAGCTTCGCGCTTGCCAGCGCCTTGTCCAGAAGCTCGCGGCGCAGTTCAATCTCACTGATGGTCATCGTGTCTCTCCTGCTTGGTGGGGTGATCAGGCGCTTGCCAGATCGATGGTGATCGGCTCCCAGCGGGCGCGGGGATTGTCGCGGCGGTAGAAGCGGACGTATTCCTTGGACCCGATCACGCGGATCGCATCCGACAGGGCATCCATCGCGGCGCGCCACTCCGGGTCGCCATCCTCGACCCGCATGCGGCGCAGCTGGAACAGGGCCGAGCGGTTGATCCGCCCCTCCTTGTCCACCTGGAAGGCGTGCTGGATCAGGGTACGGACCTGCGCGTTGGACCCTTCCGACCAGCGCGAGATGCAGATATCGACCAGCTCCTTGGCAGCCTGCAGCTCGGGGCCGAAGGTGATCTGGTCCTGCACCTGCACCTTGACCTGCAGGGTGCCGTCAAAGCTGGTGAGCGTGACATTGCCCTTCGCGCCGCCCAGACGGCGGCCATACTTCTCGGTCATCAGGTCCACCGTGGTGGCGATGTCGTCGAAGGTGTGACCCCGGAAGCGGCTGATGCGCGCCGACAGGTCCTCGGCAAAGGCGCAGATCTTGCGCGTGGTCTCGTCCATCAGCAGATCTTCGGGCTTGATCGCGTCGATCGGCACCAGACGGCCGCCGGTGTCGCGCATGTACTTCTCGCCCTGCAGCTCGATGACGCCGTCAGTGGGGGCCTCGGGGGTGATATCCTGTTGCTGGTTCACGGGTCTCTCCTTGAAATGCGGCTCAAAGGCCGGTTACGCGGGGGTTGAGGGGGATTGGGATGACGGGCGGGCAATAGCCGCCAGCCGCTTGCGCCACGGGTCCAGCCGAACCACGTTGCGCGCAGGCGGGCAGTCATCGGGCAGGGTCATGTGGTCGGGGACGATCAGCCCCTCGATCAGCTCCACGCGGTCGGCCACATCGCGCAGGATGTCGCGGGCGCGGGCGGCGGTCTCGGCGCTGACCGCGCCCTTGTCGATCTGTCCGGCAAGGCTGGCCACGACACTGCGGATTTCTTCAGACAGCATCGCCATCACTCCTGCCCGCCAAGGTTGATGCGCGCCTGGCGCAGGGCTGCCAGCGTGATCTGGCTGTCACTGGCCATCGCGGCGAGTGCCAGCACCTTGCTGGCTCCGCGCAGCGCACCCGGCTCGGCCGCGACCTCTTTCAAGAGCTCGACCTCGGGTGCGCCCTTTACGCCCCAGGCGGCGGCCAGCGCACGCACATCACCCACGGTCGGGCGAGGGATGAACAGGCGCATACCGATCCGGCTGAAGATCTGGGCAAAGCGCATCGAGCGGTTGCCGCCGGTCAGCCGCGAATAGACCTCCGGGTTACCCGCGAACACCAGGCCAATGCCGGTCGCGTCATGAATGGCGATGCGCAGCTCCTCCAGCGCGGCGGTGGACAGATGCTGCGCCTCGTCGATGATCAAAAGGCCCCGCGTGCCCTCGACCTTGCGGCGGATGGCGCGGGCGATACGGCGCGCCCCACCCCCGGCATCGCGCAGCCCGACCGCCTCGGCCACCTCTTCAAGGCAGGGCACAAGGCCCGCACTGTCAGGCGACATGGTGGCGATCCAGACCGAAGGGTTGGTATCGCGGTAATGCCGGAACGACTTGGTCTTGCCGACACCGGGGTTGCCATAGATGCAGACGATGTCACCCGCCGTCTGCGCATAGCTCAGCGCGTTGATCACCTTCTCGGTTGAGGGCGAGCGGAAGAACTCGGGCTGGGTCGGCATGGCGCTTGATGCCGCATCACGGCGCTCGCGCGCAGCCAGCCAGGTATCGATTCGCGCCTCGACCTCGTCATTGCTGCCTGCATACTTTCCCTGCAGCCACTGGTTCAGCGCCGAGGCCGATATGCCGATCTCACGGGCGGTGGCGGCCTGCGACAGCCCGTCACGGGTCATCTGGCTGCGCATGCGGTCGCGCAACGGCAGGCGGTGGGCGACGTAATCCTCGTCCGTATCCTCAGCGATCTGGACAATCTGTGCGTTCTGGGTCATTCTGGTCTGTCTCCTGTTTTGCCTGTTTCAGGGGTTCGGCCGGTTGGTGTGGCGCACCACCGGCCGTCTTCATTCAGCCGGGGGCAGCCCGTTGCGAACCCGAAGGCCCGCCAGCGCCCGCTTCATGAACTCTGCTTGCTCGTCTTCATCGCCCGCCAGCGCGGCCGGGCGTTGGCGCGCGGCCATGGCGGTAAAGTCGATCACACCGGGGGGCGGATCGGCGCGCACCGCATCGCGGGCCGGATCCGGCATCTGCCGGAAATGTGCCGCAACCACGGTGCTGTCGGGGGCGGCGGGTGGGTGATCCGCCGCCTCGTCGGCGCGGGCGCGCACGGCCTTGCCGTAAAGCTCCTCGCGCTCCAGCTTCGACATGCGGGTGGCAGCCTCGGCCTGCTTCTTGGTGGCCTTGATCATGCGCGCGCGGTTCTTACTCCACTCGCGACCGGAGCCACTGTCGTTGAAGGCGATGCTGGTCATGTGGTCGGTCTCGAACAGGTAGCGCCCGTCCAGGCTGTAGACATGCACCCCGGCGTGCAGGTTCTCGGGGTCGAAATGCGCAACCACCTTGCGGCCCGCCAGCGCGGCGGCGGCCTCGCACCAGTAGCGGTTCTTTGTATGCGCGCCGCGCCCGGCATTGATCGCGATCTCGCCGTTCTGGGTGACCGTCACCACCTCGCGCACCATCAGGAGAAGGCGGCGCTGCCGCTCGGAGAAGCGGCGGAAGGTGATGCTGGCGGTCGCCTCTTCCCATGCCTGATCGAAACTCAGCAGGCCCCGGCAGGCGGTGGTGCGGCGCTTGGCCTGCGCATTGTGGCGCGCGATCTCATGCTCGATCACATCGCGCAGCTCGTCCGAGTTGATCGCGGTGGCCTTGCTGTAGCCCCGGTTGATCAGCGACGGGTGGGTGGCAACCTTGTCGTGGATGCCGCCGATGCCGAAGGCGCGCTCGATCGGCTTGGCACCGGGGTTGCCGGTCTCCTTGTCAGGATTGGTAAAGCGCGGGTCGATCCCCAGTGCGACCAGCAGGCCGACGCCGTCACCCTTGTCATCCTTGAACCGATGCCGGTTCTTGGCTCCGGTGGTCATCAGCTTGTTCGCGGCCACGCGGGTATTGTCGATGTACATGATCGTCGGCGCGCAGACCGCCGTCAGGTCATAGGTCGCCAGACGGAACAGATCGGTGTTTTCTGTCTTGCCCAGACGCCAGGCCAGAATGCGCCGCGTGCGCAGATCCTGAAAGAACCAGGCGGTGGCGGTATTGATGATCTCGCCATCGGGGAACTTCACCCACAGCTTGTCAAACTTCAGGCCATCGCCGTTCACGGCCTCGCCTGCGGCAAAGACCGTCTCGTCGCGGCGCTGCTTGGGCATGCGGCGGGCCAGCGCCTCCATGCCTTCGCGCATCAAGACGATGGTCAGCGCGTCGATATCGGTCTCGACCCGGCGTTCCATAGTCTTGGCGCTGGGGATCACCCAACCCTCGATCGCGGCAATCTCTTCCAGGCGGCGATAGGTATCGGCATGGCTCGGGCCGCGCCGGGTCAGATACTGGCCCAGATACCAGTCCCAGGCACGCGGATCGCATTCGGCGCGCTCGACCTTGCCGACATAGCGCGGGGCCAGCGCGGGCAGCCAGTTGCGCCGCTCGACGCCCTTGACCAGTCGCTGCCAGCGCCGGATCGTGGCCGCACTCACTTCAGCATCCTCGGCCACCATCTCGACCGCCGACACCCGGCCCACGCCGCTCTCGGCCATGACCTCGACCGCCGTCAGCACCTTCAGGCGGAACGCCGCCTCCTGGCGCAGCGCCTCCGACAGCCGCTCATACCCCGCCCAGGCCTCGTCCTGCGGCACCTGCACGGGCAGGCTGGCCGGATCGGGCTTGCGATGGCGCAGCAGATAGGCCGCGCGCGCCCGGTCGGGCAGGCTGGAATAATGGTACTCGAAGCCGCCGCCGAAGCCCTTGCGCTCCCGGTCCTGCCAGCTATCGCGTTTGGCGCGACGAATAACGCCGCTCTCAGTTGTCGGGACCTGCGGCAAGCCCTGCTCGGCCCAGTCCGCTGCGGTGCGCCATTCGATCATGACCGCGCCCCCCGCAACTTGACCGGGTGCAGCCGCTTGAGCTCGGCGCGCCGGGCGCGCAGTTCCTCGATCTCCTGGTCGATGAAGCCCACCTCGGCCGCGACGGCCTCTTCGCCAACCAGCAACCGGCAGCCGATCTTCTCGGCCACCAGCGCCAGCAGGTCATAATCGCGCGTGGCCAGGATCATCGCGACCAGCCGCACCACGGAAATCTGATGCGTCTCGCGGCTCTCGGCCGTGTAGGCATCCAGCATGTTCTTGGAAATATCGTCGCCCAGCATCTCGCTCATCTTCGCGGCCACCTCGTAGCGCGACAGCGGCTGGTCCTTCAGGCTGCGGCTCAGCGCCTGGCGCAGCTCGACATCAAGCCCGGCAATCGATCCCGGCCGCACCTCGGTGGGTGTTGGGACCACGAAATACTCGTCAAAGGACATCTGGCGATCATCCCGGCCGCCGCGATGCGCTCTACGTCTGCTCATCGCTTACCTCCTTGAACATACGGGGGGGGGCGAGCGCCGCTCGCAGCCGGGGATCACATATTGCAGGCCGATCTCGGTCACCTCGACCGGGAACCGGGCGCTGTGCGCACCCTGCGCCGTATGGGTGCCAGCCCCTTCGCCCTGCCGACCCTCGGGCCGCGCAGGTGCGCTGTGCGCATCAAAGGGGCTGGCGGGCTTCATTCGAACACCATCGCGGCGACAAGGCCGATCCAGAGCATGCCGAACAGGCACACCGCCCCGATCAGATCCCCGATCCAGTGATCGTCCAGCCGCCGGGCGGCCCGGATCAGCCAGCCCCAGCCCGCGCGCAGGGAGGAGGAAGCGCGCGGGCTGGACGGCTCACACGCAATCCCGGTGGCAGCCGGAGCGTGGAGAACCCCGCCCGACCGGCCCGGCGCGCTTTGCGCTTGGGGCTCGGCCAGGCGGCCCTTACCATCGGAAGCGCCAACAACCGGATGGAGGGATGCCGTGGACAGATATGCAATCGAAGCGCGGGCGCGGGCGGACGCGCTGCTGGACCTGATCTCGGAAGAGCAGCTCGAAGCAGACCGCGCCTGGCTGGAAGCCAATGCAACCGAGGAGATGTGGTTGTTCGTCATGACGCTCTCTCCGAGGGTGTCGACGATCCTGTCGCAGACCCCGTCGAAGGATCGGACATGGGCTCAGACCACGCCTCGTCCGAAGTTTCTTCGAGAGTGGCTCGCCGCGCGTCATTGGGCGATTGCGTCAGCCAGAGCGCTGTCGATCGCTTCCAGGCTGCAAGACCTGAAAGGTCAGCCGGATCGATACCCATATCGTCAAGCCGTTCGAGATGCTGCGTCAGTCGCAGATGAATGGCTGGACCAACCCTCAGCAGAGGACCTGCTAACCACGCGAATGCTCGACCAATGGAGCGGAGAGCCTGTCGGATAAGATATTCCGGGATCTCCATTCGAGACGCATCGCGCCAGGTGAAATTGCGCGAAGCGGGGAGAGGAGAATTCCGCCGCCGCTCACGCACCGCGCGCCGAGCGCGCAGCATCAAGAGGTCCATTCGGTCGCGACCCTCCTCGCTGTCCATCTGGGCCATATCAGGCCGAACCGGCTTCGCCGCGCGGATCATGTCAGCGCGCTCCTTGTTCCACGCGCGCCCGCCATCGGGGTCGTTGAATGCACGGCCCACCATCACGCCACCTCCCTTTGCTTCTCGCGCAGCTGCGCATTCGACCGCGCGGCCGAGGCACCCATGCGCGCGCCCAGCTCCATCTGCAGGAAGTCATGGAGCGAGACCTTGGGCCGGGTGCCCAGTGGGCGCGGGGGCAGGCGGTGGCGGCGCGCTGTTGCGCGCACCGCCGAATAGGTGACCTCGAAATACGCTGCCATCGTCGGGCCGTGGACGCCCGCGCGCCACATCCGTTCAAAGAGCGCCAGATCGGTGATTTCAAACCGCCGCCCGTTCTTGCGGGGTGGCAGCCCCAGCGCCCTGGCGCGAAGCCATAGGTTTGACCGCGCCAGCCCGACCGCCTCGGCGGCCTGCGCCGTGGTCAGCCGCTCATCCAGCCAGACGCGCCGGATCTCTGCGGCCGGGATGCGCTTGCCCGTGGCCATCACGATCCCGCCTTGCGCTTGGCGGGCTTGAAGCCCAACGTGGTGCTGGCGGCGATCTCGATGGTCTCGCCGGTGGCCGGGTTGCGCCCCGTCCGGGCGGCGCGGTGGCGCGGCGCAAAGGTTCCGAACCCCTGCATCACCACACTGTCGCCCTGCTCGGTCGCCGCCGTCACGGCGCGGGCAAAGGCGTCGATCGCGCGCCCGGCCTCGGCCTTCGTGATCCCGGCGGCCCCGGCCATCGTCTCGGCCAGCTCGGCCTTGTTGATCCGCTTCATGGTCTTTCCTTTCAGGATTGAGAGGGCGACAGGGGGATGGTGAAAGTGACCGACACGCCCTCGTCATCGGCCAGCATCGCAACGTCGAAATCGTCACCCCCCCCCCGCAGCTTCTGCAGCGGCGATGGCGGCATCGATCGCACCCTTCCAGGCGGTCAGTTCCGCGCGGGACATGGTGCTGAAATCAGGGGAAGGGGCGGCGCTCATGCCAGCACCAGCATCACGATCATCAGCAGCCCGACCGGGATCGCGCCTGCCAGGGTCCAGGTTAAATCGGCAAGCTCGACCTGCCCGAACCCCAGCGCGTCAAGGCCCTCCTTGACCGCGCCCGCCAGCGCCGCTGCAAGCGCGCCGAACAGGAGCGAGGTCGATGGCACGAACCCCGCCCAAGTGAACCCCAGCGTGGTCAGCGCGGCAATCGCCGTCCCGCCCAGGAAGTGCATGATCTTGTCCGGGGCCATGTTCATTCCCCCGACGCTTTTTGACGCTGACAGTCTGTGCGATCCGGGTTAAACTTGACGCGCCCGAACAGCAGACGGTTCGGCATCCCGTCCTCGCCATAGCGGTCGGGCCAGATTTCCTGCGGCTCGACGCCCAGGTGATCGGCCACCAGCCGCTCGATGGCGGGCCATGGGCGGCGCAGCACCTGACGGACTGCGCTGATCCCGTAGCCATGCTGGCGCGAGAGCTCGGCCATCGACGATCCCTTCATGCGGATCGCGGCCTTGATCTCTTCTGGATGCCATCCGCGCGCCTTGCGGGTGATCCGTGCAGGTCTCGGCATGAGCCTGTGCTCCTCTTTCAGCTTGCCCCTTCGGACGGCCATCCGGGCGGGCAAATCACGCGGTGTAAAAAATGACCTTACGGACAGACATTGAAGTGTTTTCCCTACGATGTCAAAGGGAAAAAGCTCGGTCAGAGTTTAAAGCTGCAGCTTTTGCGGGCGCTTCACAGGAAACCGCTTGCATATCATTGCCTTATTGGAACTCTGACCGCCTTTCTGACGGTTTTCACTACGGTCAGAGTTGAGGGTATGAACTCTGACCAAGGATTTCCCGGTCGATTGACGTCGATAATGGAGAGGCCGCCCAAGACTAGCGGCGCGTCACTTGGGCGAGCGATTGGTGTCGCGAGTTCCACCGTGAACGACTGGAGGCGCGGCGCAAGCGAACCGACGCTCTCCAATCTTGTTGCGGCAGCCGTTGCGTTAGGCGTGTCGGTGCAGTGGCTGGCAACCGGCCAGGGCGCACCCACGGGCGCGCCGCAACCCATTTCGCCACCCGACGAGCCCGCGCCTGACTTCGACCAGGACTTCGCCCTGATCCCCCGGTACGAGGTCAACCTCTCGGCTGGCCCCGGCCTTGTGCCGGATCATGAGCATGTCGAGGAAAGACTCGCGTTTTCAAGGGTCTGGTTATCGCGCAACCAGATCAACCCGGCCCATGCGGGGCTTGTGCGGGTGCGCGGCGACAGTATGGCCCCCACCCTTCCAGACGGCGCGCTGGCCCTCGTCAACACCGCCGAGGCCCGCCTCGATCGCGAGGGGGTCTATGCCTTCAGCCGTGATGGCGAAGCCTTCGTGAAGCGCCTCGTGCCCGTCGCCATCGGCCCCGGCGGCACGCCCACCTCGATCGTCATCATCTCCGATGGCGGCACCATCCCGCCCGAGATGATCACCGGCGCGCGCCTCAACGACCTGCGCATCGTCGGCCGCGTCCGCTGTATACTGGTGAACATGTGACCGCCCCTGAAGCCCCGTTTAAACGCCTTTTCAAACACCCTCAAACGACCGGCCCATTGTGCAATCCATGTGTCTCATTCTCCCCGACCGCCCGCGATTGTGCAAACCACCCCGGCACGCCACCGCGCCAGCCACCGCCGTTTAAACCGTTGATAACCCGCATCTATCCCGCCACGTCCCGATTGATCCAAGATTATCCCGGACTGATCAAACCATGTGTCTGGTTACAACCTTGACGATACCTCGGCGGCGCAGATTGCCGCCTTGCCACTGGAAGCGGCCCGGGTAAAGTGGTTCGACAAGGTCAAGGGCTTCGGTTTTGCCAATGTATTTGGTCGCAGCGAGGATGTGT